TTATATAGTACGCGAACAAAATGTGAGCAAAATGTGTGCAAATATATGAATCGCATTTTGCTGTTGGTGCACCGGTGTAAAACTAATTGATGTATAAGGGGATGGGTTCACAAAATTGATCGTAGAATATACTTCGCCCATAATACTTTCCATCTTTTGTACATCGAAACTTGTTTTTGCTGTTAATGTATCCAGTGTTCCGTCTTCTTTTGGTAATAAGAAATAAATACCGCTAATCTTAATTGTGGTATCTGCTGCAGGTGCGCTATTAAATACAATTTCCGTTTCAGTGAACGAATACTCGCTAGGATCAACAATAGTATTATCCTTGTAAACTATGGTCCTGCTTTCGTCAAAGTTAGGGAATGGCAATGCGAAGTTCTTTTTCGTTCCATTTCCTTTTCCTAATTCCCCTGATTTATCACCGGAAAGGATCTCTTTTTCAATAAAGTATCGATTAAAAGTAAATAGCAGCATGTCATTGTTTGGCTCGTATGTGTTGGTAGCTAATCTATATTCGCATGTTACTTTATCGCCTTTTGCAATAGCGGTAGTAAATGTTACTTTTCCTGTAGTTGCATCCACCTTATATTTACTCTTCTCTTGTTCAAACCCATTTACATATACAATGACAGAAGGGCCAAGAACAGGAGAAACAGGGATAGAGAAGTCTTTCTTCACTCCATCTCCCATCCCTAATTTACCTAGTGGAGAATCTGCAGAAATAAACCGGCTATCAGTGAAATCAGAATCAGCAGTGTCATACGCATTTGCTATACCGAATCTTCTGCGTTCTCCATCACTTCCTAATGATTCAAACAACCTTACATCAATAAATTTTGAAATGCCGCTCTTAATTTGGAAAAATAGCGTTCGTTTCCAACCGTTATCAGCAAATAGTTTTTCTAATTCTTGTGGTAATGTTTGTAAATATACGACTTTATCAAACCACATATATGTACACTCCTTTATACTGTTTTCTCAAAAATACCTAATCCAGCAGGACGATACGCAGTAGCTGGTCTTTTTGTAATTGGTGAAATAGCATCTACATTAAAGAATTTGTAAATGTCGTGCGAATCCGGACAAGTATTCTTTCTAACTTTTAATCTATCGCCATTTAATAGACCTAGTGGAGACAATAGGATCATATAAGGTAAATATCCACGTACACCTTCATCTGGATGAACAATATAAGCGCGTGAAGTATGTACTTTATTGCTATAAACAGACGGGTTAAATTGATATTTGTATTCGTCATTATCTTGTGATTGCCATGCTAGTGAATATTGACCGCCATCTTTACCAACGCGATCTGGTGGCATTGCATTAGGCGCTACATTCCAAGCAATAAAATGAGCCTGGTACCTTGCTCCTAATCTTGAACGTTTAATAATCACGTTATCAATACCATTACCAGGGGAACGTGGATAAGACTTCATGACAGGCATGTAGTTTTCTACATTTCTATATGGTTTCGTATCGTTAAAATCGAATTTATGTGATGCTTCTTCATTACCTGTATCAAAAGCTGTTCCTGCCCATAATGCATCACCTAATGTATCATCATTAGCGTAACTTTCTAATTGGCCCATATAAAGCGGTGTAACTGGAACTACGTTGTTTTCAAAGGCTGGTGTATTATCAGCTTGTATTAATAAAACAACACGGCTTTCATCAACTTGGCCATTAATCCGGACCAATGAATCCGGCCACCAATTTGTTTGAGCGTTGATACCTTGTAAATTCGTATTTCGTAATGTTACCTTTACCCAAGGGGACATCATGACTTGTGTCTCCGCTTCATCGTAAGAGTAAATTTTGTAAGTACTACCGCCACCACCTGGACTTACTTTTGTAGTAACTGTTATCTTAGTTAATTCCACATCTAATAATATTTTTTCAAATTTATTAGATTCATAAGGAAGAACAAGTATACCTTCATCAGCAACGCTTGGTTCTTTTTCAATCATATAAACATAAAAACAAGAACGATCCCTGCCACTTTCTAGACGTTTTTTACCGTCTTCGGCAAAAGCTTTCTTTCCTTCTTCATTTGTGAAGTTGTATTTAATCTCTGACTTTTTAAGTGACCATTTTGAAATTTGAGCAATTCCATAAATAGAACCGCTATTGTTCTTCACTAACATGTGTTTACTCATGCCAAATTCAAATTTTGTATCATCGTCAGATTTTTGTTCCATATCTGGATAAACAGCTCTGAAAAATGATTTTACTTTCTTCCATCCGTTAGCGATTACCAATTTAACAATTTCGTCTTGGAATTCGCCTTCTGTATACATTTTTTCAACGTATGCCATCTATTACACGCTCCTAATCTCTTAATAGTTGGTAATTAAGCCATATAGCCTTTTTCTCTGCGGATGCATTGTGGTATTCGAACTTTAGCTCTGCATTAGCAGGTATAGGTTTTACAATGGAGAAATTAAATCCCTCCGGCACATCTTTTACATAAACCTCTTTAAATACTTGTTGGCCATTAATAAATAAATTCCAGTAGTCCGAGTCACTGTAATGTGAAGCAGCTACAGAAAAAGCAATCATTTCTGTTTCGAATGGTAATGAAAACTTATCTACATGAATTTCATCATGTATACCAACTCTTCGCCCTTGTATGAATGGCTCTGTTTTTGTTGGGAAGTAAGGTGCGTCGAATCTTCCACCAGCCATATAGGCAACAGCAAAACTCATCAATACGCCTCCTTATCTTAAAAAGTGCAATTCAAACCAAACTGTTTTATCAAGAATTCCTTGATTATGGAATCGAAATACAATTGTGTCTCCTGCTTTTACTGCTTTATAAACCATAAAATGCATACCTTCCGGGATCCGCTTTGTATAAATATCTTGGCAAATGGTTTGCCCGTTCACGATTAAATCCCATTTATCATCTAATTCGTAAATAGAAGAACTAACACTAACTGCATAAATCTCCATGTCTGCAGGTAATGTATATTTCTTTTCATCGGTTTTAAATGATGTAGAATCCATAATGAAACCAGGTATGAATGGTTCTGTTTTAGTCGGATGAAAAGGTGGATCTAATCGGCCACCGGCTAAATAGGTTGTTTCAAACAAGAGCAATCACCCTTTTTCTTGTATTAAAAAATTCCCGTGCATCATTACGACACATCGGGAATTGGTAAATCAGATAGTATACCGTTACCTTTATTAAGAAGTCGCGGCTGCACACGTTCCAATTGTTTTTGTGCATTATATATTAATTGTATCTCCATCTCTTTTCCGGTTACTTTATGAGAGATAAGAACTTTTTCTAGCATACCTTGTGAATTAAAGGCTACATCATAGTGTAAATATTTATCTCCATCAACTGCAGACAAACGAGCACCATCACGAATGAGGGTGTAACCTTCTGTCATACCTTCTTTAAATACATCGTTTGGGTCATTACCAGGCATTGGTTTACCACCGGTATATATTTGCCTGTCAATTAATCCTTTCATCAAATACATGATTGGATCATATAAGTTTTTTTGCATTATCATAGAATCACCCCTAGTTCACGCGCGTCACAGACCATGTTTTGGCTGGACGCTGGATATAATAGTGATTTGCATCTTGATTTACCCGAGGAAATGATAAATCTGGTAAAGAACCATAATCAAATAAGATATTATTTTGCGTATCCAGTACTTGCAAACGTCCTGTAAGAATCCCTTTTGGGTTTCGTACTGCTTCAAATACGATAATATTCACGCCATATTCAAGTGGAATATCTATATATGTCGGATTGTTCCGGATGAAATAATTCTCTTCGATTAATTTATCATTACAGTAAATATTTAATAAATCGCCATCCTCTAAATCCCAATCCCAAAGTTTTAAACGTAATGTATCTACATTTACTGTAATACCGGTGATATCTGTATAGGGAGCAGGTTCATACCCATAGTTAACAGTTAAATCTAAAGTTTGATAGAATCCATCATCTGCAGAGATCATTGTATTAATCCCTTTAACAAAGTAATTCCACTGTTGACCAGAATCTCTATTGTAAACAGAAATAACATCAAATAATTGAATCCTTGGATCACCAACTACTGCTACTGTTAATGTTCTGAACTTCTGAATTGCTTTTAAATGATAAGCTGCAGCAACCGCTCTTCTTGCAAAGAACGTTGTCGCCCAGGGAACTTCTATCATTTCCTCTCGTAAATCACCCTGCGATACATTTTTTAATAGAAACGAATTAAGAAATCCGTTTGCGTAATCTCCACATTTAACAACAATACTATTACTTATATCCTGGTCAGTTAGCTGCATATCTAAAGAGATAAGATTTTCCCCTTCTCTAAAACTAAACTTTGCAGGTTCGTTAATTGCATAGTCTGGCATTTTCATAAATGTACAACTTCCGTCTGGTTCGTGTTTAATATAGTGGAATGTTGTATCTATAATATCGCGGACAATTTCATCCCATTTTTGAAATCTCTTTCCTGTTGCTCCTTCCACAATCCAGCTTTGATTGGTTCCAGGAATATTTACTCTGTTACCGTGTAGGACAACTCCGGCTTTTTGGAAGAAGAACTTCACAACATCATAAACATTACCGGTAGGTGCAACAATTTCATCTGATCCAGGTGTTGGGATTACTGATTTATGTAAAACCTTCTTATAGGATGTAGTGCAGGTAACTGAAATCGTGCCGCTTTCGGCATTTACCTTCACATCAGATACAAAACCATGTATATAAGGTAATGATTCCTCACCGTAGCCAATAGACACTTTAAATTCAGTCTGCGGATATAGCTGGTTTGTATTTGTTACCTCACTGTTATAAAACCATTCTGAAATAGAAGAGAACTTGCCATACCAGTTATCAGGAGCCATTTGGCCGTATTCATTCGCAAAGGTAATAGTAAATGTACTAGCAAACTGATCTGCGTTCTCCTGCACTTCTAAGCCTATTACACGGTGTTGTATTTGTACGTAAGAAGAAGAGTCTCTTCTTTTCATATAAACAATTAAATTAGGGGAGTTATTCCCCACTTGGAAATAGCTCCCCAACATTCTAATTAAAGAAATAGATCCTTCTCTCACATTCCATCAACTCCTACTCCTGCTTGTGACATAGATATTAATTTGCATTTTGCTATGACTAGCGTTCCTTTTCGTATTGCATCTACTTCATTTGGTGGAATAATACCCCCATAGGTACCGTAATCACCTGTAATAATATGAGGGCGATATATTTCCCTCATGAACTCACGCCAATGACTGATATCGTTGAATAGAGCCGTAAATTCTACTTCACAACCTTTATTCCCTGCACTTTGGTAACGAGGATATCCGTGCATGACATTATAAGTTTTTAAGCCATCTAGTGATTTCGGTAATTTTGTTTGTTCAATCTTTTCGATATTAGGTACATGTCCAAAAGCATAATAATGTACGTCGCGTATATATGCTACGTCAGAAGAACCATAACCGATTGTTGTAAATTCAATCGTTTGTGGACCTGCACCAACAAAGATTTCTCTCGCTTCCCAATCATAAGGACCTCGTGCTCTGAATCTTTCAATCCCATTAACCCGAACAACAAAGTATTTATTCGGTAGCATTCCATCAGAACCAATAGGAACCTGGGACAAAAACGAAAAGTTATATGTCCCAGGCCATGAGAAATTAATGGTATATCGTATTGTGTCTTTTAGCTCTGCAGCCTTTCCTAAGAGATGGTATGAACCAGCTCTTCTATGCAATGTTTTTAATATACTCATACATTTCGCACCGCCATTCCCATTAGATCATCAGCAACTACGTTTTGTAGCAGCTTTCTCATTTTTACAAAGTCGTCTGCAGATTGTAGTTTTTCAACAGAGACTTTAAATGTAGCATTTTGAATTGTTACGCCATTATCCGTTTTCTTCTCAACGTGGGTTTGTCCAGCAAATGGATGTGCAGTTTTACCAATTAAATCAGCAGAACGTGCGCCCATTTGTCCAATTTGATTAGATACATCGGTCACTAGTTTCATTGGTTTAGGTGGAACGACAGCTTTATTTAATAGTTCAGAAGCTTTGTCTACTGCAGGAATCATTTTTTCCATCCCTACACCAAGACCTTCTGTAATATAGCCCCCGTATTCCATCATTAACCGGGATGGGCTTCGGATACCAAAGAACTTCAATACTGCTTTAGGTATTCCCGAAACAACGCCTTTAGCTTTTTTTACAAGCCAATCTGCCATGCCGGACATACCTTCACCAATACCTGCGATAATATCTTTTCCCCAACTAATTGCATCTTTTGCTACGTTTTTTACTATAGAACCAACCTTACTAAATACATCTTTAACAGTATCTACAACCCCTGTAAATGCACCAGTGATTGCTTTTTTTATAGTTTTAAAGCTACTAACAATAAATTCTTTTATACCGCCAACAACATCGGTTATTGTGTTATATAATTTGTTGAAATTAGTAATTACAAACCCAACAAATTCACGTACTGCACTAATGATTATGAACTTTATAAAATTCCAAGCTGATTGAATCACATTTTTAATTGTGTTCATAACGCTAGAAATTGTATCTTTAATAGATTCCCAAGAAGATTTTACAAAATCTTTTAAGAATTTTAATACTGTAGTAAAGGTTGATTTAATTGCGTCCCAGGCTTTTTTTACAATATCCTTAATCGTATTAAAAACACTGGAAATTGTATTTTTCATTTTTTCGAATTCGGTTTTTACGTACTGCTTTATTAAAGCTAAAGCTATAGAGAAAATTCTTTTAATAATATTCCATCCAGTGTTAAATATATTTTTCCAAGTGTTAACAGCTTTTTGGACACTATTCTTAATGAACTTCCATGTACCATCTACAATTTTTTTTAATCCATCTAAGGCAAATTTGAAAATGAATTTTATAGCATTCCAACCGAATTCAATTATATTTTTCATTAAGCTAAAATAAAATTTAACTACTTTTACATAACCATCCCAAGCTTTAGAAAATATTTTACCTATGAATGACATTGCAGAACTGAATAATTTTTTCGTACCTTCCCAGAATCCAGAGAAGAACTTACCTAAACCATTCCAAGCGGATTTCGCACCTTTTACGGTTGCGTCCCAAGCCTTAGAACAGGCATCACCAACCCATTTAACTGCTTGTTTGGTATATTTAACGATGTCATCCCAGTTTTTATAAATCAGATATACTAATCCTACAATTGCTAGTATGGCAATCGTCCAAGGATTCATCAGTAAAGTCATCATGGATCTGCCCAACAGTGCTAGGGCCTTTCCTATTCCACCAAACATACCAATAAGTTTAGGGCCAACCTTTAGTATCCCTGTAAATAGCATTGGTACTTTTGTTAATACTGGTACAAGGAATCTAAACGAGCCAACAAATGCACCTACTCCACTTGTCATAAAGCCCATCATGGCAATTAACGGTCCTAATACAGCAACCATACCTAAAATTGCTACAATACCAATTTGAATTGGCTTAGGAATTGAACTAAATGCCTTTGCAGCAACTTCTACTGCTTTAATGATTGGAGGGAGTGCCACTTCTGCAATATCTAGAATAGCTTGTCCTAACGGTTCTAATGATGCCATTGTGGTACGAGCAAGTTTCTGCCAACGAACACCAAAAGCTTCTTGCTGCGTTTTCTGCATTTTTTTCATGCTGCCATCAACGTTTTGTAATGCACCATCGGCGTTATTTAGTCCTAATACAGCTTCTGCACCCATGTCTTCCCATTTTGTCATGTGTTATCGTAAAGGCTTTTTATCCTCTACTTCTTGCACTTCATATTAGTGCAAGTTCGGCATATGTTTTCACTTAAAGTGTCGCGGTCTCGTGGAAGGATTATATCTTTTCACCTTCTATGCTCTGCCCCTGACTATACTTGGTATAGCCTTCGGTTCAAGTTAGGAATCTCACCCTTCTTGCTTAATACCGCAATTTTACTTCGGCACAATGTATCATCTACCGAATACAGCAACACCAAGCTGGTTTGCTTTTACTTTATCGTCCATCTTACCTAAATCACCTAAGACGGCATTAAATACATCTGCAGAAGTTCCTTTACCTTTATTGAAATTGTCCCAAACCTTTTGAGTTTCTGGGCTCATTTCTGCAAAAGCTTCTGTTACACCTTTTGATCCATCTTGTACACGAATACCGAACTCTTTCACAAGATCGTTTATGTAATCGAGATTATATGAACCATCTTGCGTTCCATTTGCCATAATGGTAAACATCTCTTCTGCAGAAAATCCTGCTTGTTTAAATAAAGGCGCGTATTCGGAAATGTTATCAAACATTTCATTTGAGAAGTTTAAGCCTGCTTGTCCACCAGAAGCTAAAAGGTCAAATGTCTCTTTTGCATCTAAACCGAACTGATTCATAAGCTGTCCGGCCCCTCGTGTAACCTCATTCACATCCGTGTCAAAAGTTTTCGCAAGAGTCATAGCGTTCTGCGTAGCTCCCTGCATTTCATCGAAAGAAAGATTCTTCATGTTTTGACTTACTTGTATTACAGCTTCATCAACTTCTTGAATACTTTCTCCAAATCCATCTTTCCAGGTATCTTTTGCAACATTACCAAGCTCTTTTGTAGCTTCTTTTGATAAACCAAGTGTAGATTCTAGCTTTCTATTAGACGCATCAAAATCAGACGCTACTTTTACAGCAGCAGCACCAATACCAGCTAAAGGCAATGAAACACCTGCAGTCATATTTGCGCCTGTTTCTTGCATCTTACTACCTACATGGCTAATTGATTCCCCTGCTTTTTGAAACTTATCATGCATTCCATTTGCAGTTTTTTGTACACGATCCTCGAATTGTTGTAAATCTTTATAAGCGCCTTCTGCTTTAATACCAATCGTTCCGAACAGTTGGAACATTTCAGCTAACATTTACGCACCCCCTTTCACGGGGCCGATAACCATTTTATTCTTCATCGTCTTCTTGGAAGTGAGCCATGATTTGAGCAACATGCGCTTCACACTCTTCTTTCGTCCATACTTCACCCATTTCATAAGATGATTCTTTATCGTCCTGGGTGTCAGTTAGTCCAAAGGCTTGAAGATAATCATTAAAAGTAGTACCTTCTTCAAGTTGGCGAGTTTGAAAGCCAATGAACGCCATCTTCTTCCACTCATTTAGTTCTTCTTGCTGCTCTTCTCGTGCAATTAAAGAAAACAGGTCCATTAAACGCGAATACGGTATGGATAAGACATAATCATCTGTCCATCCATACCGTTTTTGGATCTTATCGAAAGCACGTAACATATTTTGTTCGGCTTCCTCTAAATATTCATCTGAATTTTCATTTACGCTAGGTTCGGCGCCGCTGCTGATTGGCTCCATTTCTCGCTCTGAACTTTCACGAGTCCCTTGACCTGGTTGAAAAAAGTCATTAAGTCTTCACTTTCTAATAGGCCCTGTATAACAGCAACCATTGCTCCCGGAGGGAACTGTCTAAATTCTTCTGCTTTCACTTTTAATAAACTAGCAAAGAACTCTGTAAAATCATCCTCACAAGCAGGGATCATCGTTAGAACACGGAAAGCAAATTCTAATCCTTTTTGTTGCTGCTTTTCTTTAAGTGCAACTAATTGCGCTTGTTTTTCTTCTTCTGGAAGAGATTCTGCTGCTTTAGTTAGTTCATCCATTGCTTGCTTATCCTTGCCGAAATCTGCAAAGTTAACTATTGCGTTGCGTCCAACCTTCGAAATAATCTTAGCGAATCGCCAAACGTCCGTTACATTTAATCGTCGCATTGTTACTTTTTCACCTAAGATTGTAATTTCTGTACCGGTATTCATCATTTTTTCTAATATAGAAGTCATTTTGTCCGCTCCTTTTTTGTATTCAGCTCGTTTTATGCAATAGAAAACCGACTACCATTTATGCGGTAGCCGGTGCTTTTTGTACTGTTACTTTCTTTTTCTTTGGTAAATAGATTTCGTATGGTGGTGTAGTTGGTGCAGATTCACTGTAATGACCGATAAATTTACATTTCAAACCAACCGTTCCTTTACCGTCTTTTAGATCTACTTCAATAGATGAAACTACCATTGCATTACGAATTACAAAAATGACTGGTAGCTCACTACCCGAAATCATACCAATGAGTGCAATATCATGATAGTTTGAATCCGGAATATCATTTGAAGGTTTCATAATATCGTAATCTGTTTCAGTTGTACTATCTACCGTCATCCCTGGTAAAGCTAACTGCAGGTTTTCTTTTGTAAACTCTACTAATGTAAGTTCTACATGCGGCTCATCTTTTAATAACCACTTACCGCGTACCATTTTACCTAGTACACCATCAATATCTGCATCATAATACTCACGATCAAAACCCACTTTAGTTCCGCCTGTAGTCGCTCCTACAAGTTCACCTAATTCTTTTACACTTTTAAACCCTTTGTACATGACACCAGGACCGATAACAAAATTATCTGTAGTCCCTTCACGGACACCATTAATTAATTTCCAGCTCATTTGCCCTACCCCCTAATACAAGTCCGTTCGCATGGTTCGGACAAGAAATTTCGCATTTATATGAATGATAGATGGGTCTTCATCTGGTACCGGCAGTTTACCTGCACGATGTATAGAAAGTATCCCATCATCTTTTAAACCAACTTCTCTATCTAGTAACTTTTCAATACGTGTAGCAATTAACTTTGCATTATCATAATCCCCATTATCACAATACACATCGAAATTTAGAATCATACGATCTATAATTTCAACATCATCCGGATTATCTGCTTCAATTCTCATAACTACATAAGGCATTTCCATATCATCTTGTGCAGTCTGGAATGAAAGAGCAGGGCCTTTGTCCTCGCCTTCACCATATTCTGATAGATTAGCTTTTATTATTTCATCGTTCTCTACAAGCATTCTAATAGCTGCAATAGCGTTAGACACCTATTACCCTCCCATCATTCTTTTAAGTTCTCTGCGTTCTTTTTCAAACGCTTTTAATAGGAATGGACGGGCTTCCATATGACTTGTACCAGTTTCAAGCCATATTGCTTTCTGCAAGTCGCTTCCTACTGCACCCAATACCTCTGATTGTGACCGTTTAACATTGTATTTAATCGAATTTAACAAGTCACCAGTACGAACAGCAGGAGCTTCACCTGGTTTAGAAGCAGTATATTTACGACTCGTATGAGGTATTTTGTATTGTTTACCGCTACGGCTACCCGTGAGATTCTTCTTCACTTGATTTTGTAAATGAATAGATGCTGCTGTAACTTTTTCAACACATATAGCATTAATAAGCGTCTTTACTTGCTCCATATTGCTTGAGTACTCAATTTCTACCGAATTCGCCATATAGAATCATACCTTTTCGCAATAAATTTCAATGTGATGATTCATAAATGCAGGATTACGTGGTTCACCTTTTACTTCAAACATATAATCAACGCCTAATTCATCACTTTTGAAATGGATACGGTCATTAGGCTTAATTTTGTAGGAAGCAGGTGCATATATCTTAAAGGTTGTATCGAAATTTTGCTTATCACGCTTAAACCTCTCATTATCAGCAGCAGAATTAGTAGTTACACGACAAGTCATATTCTCATAAACGTCTTCATCTACTTCTGCATAATTACCTGAGGATTGTTTCTTTTTCATTTTTCGTTTTACTACTACCTCATGAATATATAAATCATCCATATCGCCATCATCGAAGTACGTATTCATGTAGCCATCACCGGCTTAACTCTTGCTCTAAAGCCTTTTAAACCATTGAGTATCTTATTGTTCGTAGCTGGTTCATCTAGCGTTTCTGGGCTAATCTGGTACGAATAATCCCCTATACTCTCCGATGTCTTCATACCTTTTCGTTGTAAGTTAGCGCGAACTACTGCAGAAACAACCAAATCAATAATACATTTCTTCATAAGTACCTGCAGATCATCATAATCTTGTATCTTATATTCGAATTCATATAACTGATTTTCGGATAAACCATAAACAATACGCCCATTTACAGTAATAGAATCGGTCATATCTTGTTTCGAACTAACATGAGTTACTTTTGCTATAGATTCAGCAAGAAAAGAAATCCAAGCTAGTTTGCTTGTTTGAATGACTTCTTTCATTGGATTCTCCGGTTTTACTCGTAAATACTTTCTAGCAATAACCGCATAGTAATCTATTAGTTCTTGAATAACTGTATCAGGCATCTTCTGTACATTTACGCGGTCTTTAATGTCCTGCAAGGTAATATCCATTATGTTTCTTTCTCCTTCTTATCGACTTCTTTTACAAGTTCAAAATGTCCAGTACTTACAAGGTAATCAGCTTTATCATTTGCTATTGTTTCTTCTTGGCCATTCTTAAACTTTTGTCCATAAGCGGTATAAGTACCACCTAATCGCAGCGTAACTACTTTCATAATTAACACCCCTTTCACGAATGTAAACTAATTATTAAAAGTTTACTTTTTAACACGTTTTTGATATCCAACATATAGTACTATGAGCATTCACAATATAGCCTAGGTCATTGCTGTGTTTTTTCTCATTGAAAATACGAATGTAAACTAATCAATGAAAGTTTACATTCGTATTGTTGGTTTTATTGGTTCTGTCTCGTTTTCCGTTAAAAACAAGAAAATATTAAAAAAGTATACATTCAAAACCCTAATAACAAAGGGTTTATTACCATAAAAAATACGCCTGGATATTAAGCTCCAAACGTATCCGGAATATTTATTAGGATTGCTACTGCATCCAATTCTTGAATTACAGCATCATCATCAAAGTGAATTACATAGAATCGTTTATCTTCCATTACTGCAGATTTACCTTCTGTTGTTTTACGAATACGAGTTTCGTATGTGTTAACAGCAATAAAGTTACGTGGATCTGCAAGAATAATAACATCATCCGTTAAAGAAGGAACTGTAACAATTCCGTATCCCATCGGTTTATTAACTTGATCTCCTGCTCCAAGTAATGCAGCGTCACCAGCACCTGTAGGACGATTTGTTAAATACTCAATCCATTTTTCTCTACGATTTGGCGACATGATCCAACGTAGATTACTATTCTTATATTTGTTTGGCATAACACCAGATAACGCAAAGATTGAACCTTTACCAAATCCATTTGCTTTTGCTTCTTCTCCTGTACCAGTCACTAATTTAGCGTGGTCAATAATATGCGATTCTTTAGATTTTAAGATTTTCTTTAACCAACCATCGTTAATTGATAAGAATGGATCCGATGATTCAATATCACCATTCCAGTGTAAATCCTCTAAATCAACCCCCGTTTGAGATGACATAAGAGTCATTACTGTATCTTCAAAACCTTCACCTTCAATATTTTCACGAAGAGTTTCTTCTGTAATTTCCCAAGGTAGGCGGAGTGCTTTTGTATTGTATGGAATAGTTGATGTAGTAACACCTGCACGGTAATCCTCATCTTTATTTTCTGTTTTCTTACGTAGAATGCGGCCGCCAATACCAACTTTATCAAGTACACCTTGTTTTGCTTTACGCATCTCTTTTCGATGTAATTGAGAGAATGGTGTTGCGTCAAATGCCATTCTAAAGAATTCTTTGCTTTGCTCTGGATTTAATAAACCAGAAGAAACTGAACCTGTAGTAATTGTCTTTTCAATTTTAGATAAACGATTTAATAATTGTTGATTGTTCATATTGTTTATTCCTCCTTATATTACAAATTTAAATTTGAGAATACTGATTTTTTTATTGGTTGTTGTCCTGGTGTAACTTCTTCATCTGGATCTAAACCTTTACGGATAGAAGCAGCATTTTCGATATTTTCAATTCGCTTTGTAATTGGTTCTAATGCTTTTTGAATAACTGCTGCAGCTTTTTCTTCCTCTGTTTGCTCTTCTGGCGTCGGTTCTACCTCTTCACCATTCACCTGTTTTTCAATCTTTTCTAACTTAGTAGCTAGTGGTTCTACTGCTTGTTTAACAATCTCTGCAATATCTTCTGCTTTCATTTCATCTTCCTCCTGTGGTGAAGCAGCTTCTTTTATTTCAGTAATTAAAGCTAATGCTTCATCTAATTTTGTATGATTCTTTTGGGATAATACTTTACCCGCTTTTTTAATACTTTCTAAAACAATGCTTTCTGCTTGTACACTGTCTTCTGATTTCGCAATGGTATAACCACCTTTAATAGAAGAAAGTATGTCCTTCATATCATCAAGAGCAGCTACCATACGATCGATATCGGGATTACTTTCCCAAATCTCCCAATAGAACACATCTTCAAACAAATTAAAGACAGCTCGTAAATCACGCTTTTGTTTTTCATCAATAAAGCGGTCTTTTACTTCGCCTTTTGTGATTTTGTGAGTTTCACCTTTAACGAAATCTAACATCTTTCGAATAAGGCCTTTATCTTCATGAGTAAAATCATCAGTCTTGGCGATTTCTACTCGTTCACCAAATCCACCCATAGAAAAACCGGTAACTTCACCTTTTTTAATTTCTTCCCAGGTGTCTGCATCATCAACACGAACAGTCATAAGCCATGTTCCTGCTTGTACTTCTTGTTCGCCTACTGTCATATCACTTTTAGCAATCCAGTTTTCAACAACTGTCCCTTTACCAGCGATTTCATCATGTTGCTTGTCAATGTGTTGGTAATTCTCCATAAAGGTATAAGCAGCCTTTTCAATTTCTTCTGCTGTCATTTTATCCCCGTGTGAATCTTCTACATCAGGTTCATATACTACACCTGTAACAAGCTGCTTCTCTTCCTCTGTTTTAAGGATTGGAACTTGCTTTGATATATTTGGTTGTTTAGCAGATTCGCTTTTCATAATGGCGAATTGACGACCATTAGCGCCTTTTGTAACTAATGAAACATAGCTGATATTGGCGTTTTTTAGTTCGTATCCCATCGTTTTACCTCCTTCCCTATAAATATTGGGGTTCCACTGTCAAAACCCATAGCAGCCAATTTAAAGCCTTATACGTTTTGACGATGAAACCCCAATTAAATAGGTGTATTTTATTACTCTTCTGAAATCATAGTACATCGGCAATGCGGATGAGCTGGTGGGCACATCTTTCCATTACTAAATAGATCATCAATATCTACCGTTTCCCCATGTAAACCACCACATTCTTTACAAACACGCTCATCGTTTCCTGTAAGCCATGTTTTCTTGTTTCTATTTGCGCCCTTATAAGCAATTAAATTGCCGTAATTCATTGCATATGTAGTTTCTGTACGTGCAATCATCATCGCTCTGTAGTTGCTCGCTTCTGACATTACATCTGCAATGGAAACACTTAATGCATCGACACCCATTCCCTCACTAAGATTCTTTAGCATTGTTTCTCTTAATCTATCTTTAGTGGTTTCATGGATTCCCTTTGCTAATTCAAAAGCGTAAGTAGCTACCCATTTTGCAGCAACGTCACCAATTGGATCTAATACCATCCAGGTTAAACCGTTAGAAGCTATAGTACTCTGTACAAACTCTGTTACATCATCCTGTAGTGTGTCCGTGACTTCATCGACAAACATTTGTCGTTCCTCATCCCAATCAATACTATCAAGAAATTCATCAACTTCTGCTTCATTAATTACAGGAACAAATTCTTCATCTGCTTTATTAATACGAATTACGGGAAGCAGGTTTAAGAACCGTTTTCCCTGTTCAGAAAAAAATCAGCTACCTTCTTTTGCATAGCTTTCTCTATTTCTTCATGCTTTTCCCTAAATGTATTAATAGCAATTAAGTTATCTTGCTCATTATCTGCAGCTTTTGCAATTGGTTCCGGTAGAGAAGATTCAGTTGTACCATCAAAGAATTTATCCCCTTCTGGTACAGGTTCATAACCTACTACCTTACGGGACTCATTCAGTTTTAATATTCCACCTTCATAACTGTCTTTTGCATACTTTAAATCCGCTTCACGGTCATCCGTATCAATTTCATTTAATTTGAAATGCCAATCTAAACTACCTAGTATTTCAGCGAATACACGGAACAATTGATTGTTCAATCGATGCTCTAGGATTTCTTGACCAGGCTCTATAATAGAGCGCTTGTACATCTCGTTCATTTCTTTAGCAGTTGTTTGCCCCAATGAACCTGTCATAGCCCAGCCGATACGATAAGGCGGTACACGATGGGCCACACATATCTCCATTGCGCTATCCTGTTTATATAAACGGAAACTACCTTCTTTTACATCTGGACTAATCTTTTCTAACCTTGCTTTCGCACCATCTGGCACAGGTACAACGGCTAATTTATGATGTTCTCCTTTTGTTTCTGCAGAGAAGAATGCTTTCAGTTCATTTTCTGTTCCAGAATCTACTTCATCGACTCCCTCAAGAAATAAAATGGAATCCGGGATGGTTTTACCTGTAAAAAAGTCGATATTGTAATCTCTTGCTGCTTGTGAACCCACTATTGAACCTATAGAACTAACGTAATTAGGTATTCCATAATAAGAAGAACGAGAACCAAATTTACGAATAACAATTACTTCTCCGGCTTTTTCTGTTCCATTTCCTGCAAGATCATCTGCACCTAAAGGCCTACCATCAGCAAGATGATAATCATTTGGATAATTAAACTTTTTAAACCAGATTTCTTTATTGTTTACAATTTGAGCAAAGCGTATTTTGTCCTTATGAGCACGTACTGTATGTCCTGGTATATGATAAAGCTCTACCGGACTTTCACCTTTATTATCACGAACAACTTCAATAATGCCCCAGCCAACTGTTTCATAATCCTCCCATACAGCTCTAAGAATTTCTGAACTTGTCATTTCTGGGTTGCACTTCCGCATGAAATTTTTTAGCATCTCATATTGCTCCTGGCTCGCTGCTTCTTTCACTTCTTCAAAAGGTGCGAAGTCAAAACCGACACCTGCAATATCATCCACTTTGGCACTAATACAAGCAGAATGAATAGGGTTACTTTCCTTTATATCCATCAGTACCTTCATATCATAAGGGGGCTTAACCAATCCCTTATCTCCATATATTTGTGCGAATGGGTCAACTGCCATTTGTTTGCTGTTATCTTCCTTATTTTTTGGATCATCTGCAGCTTTATTAACGCTAATTACTTTTACATTATTTATGGTTTTCTTGTCGCTCATATCCTTTGTATGTCCTCCTTTCTTCTATTAATAGAGCAAAATAAATAGCCGAACAATAAATGCTCGACTACATTCTTTTAACCTTTCCACCCATAACTACTTTACGTTTACTCATATCGTCCTCACATGCATAACGAGTCATATCGATACTATGATTGTCCTTATCTTGTAATCTGTTTTTCGGATTACCATCTTTATCAACTTCATAATCAATATTTTCAAATTCACCTGCAGTTTTTGGGCAACGCTCAGGATCAATTATGATTTCTACTAAATCATCTAACCATTTTTCTCCGTATTCAACAGAACCAGGCCCTTTAATTGCACCCTTGATTTTCTTAATATCATGATCGTTTTTCATTTCATCGATTGATTTTGGTTCAGAAGAATCCGCAATTATTTCAACATCATCCCAGCCGAGTTTCTTTATCTTTTCAGCTAATGAACGATTACTGATTTTAACACCATGTATTTCACCAAATATATAAAGCTTCCTGCGTGTTTTGTCATAATGCATACGACCAAAAGACAGCGCGTCATTCCCATAACCCCAGTCAATTCCTTGACGTATATTATCAAATGTTTTAATTTCTTTATCTGTAATACGTCTGAATTTAAGGTTACTAAATGGAACAACACCACTGCCTGTCGGTTTCCCTTCATATTCATGTTCGTATTGCTGCGGTTTCAGCCTTTTCGTTTCTTCTGCTTCTTCTACAAACTGCTTAGAAATATGCGGGTTATCATGGTATGTACTATGATGTACAAATGTATTCTTTGGTCTGAATTGCGTTTCAAACTTCTTATTAACCCAGGATTGTTTTCTCTTCGGTGGGTTGTATGAGTAATACATTTTATATCGCAATCCATTCGGTAATTCTTTACGCAAAATAGATTTTTCTATTGTAGAAACATCTTCTTCTAATTTAAATTCGGCCAATTCTTCAAACCATGCAATAGCAACTGGATATTTTGCTATCTTAATAGATTTGATTTTTGCAGGGTCATCAGCGCCACGGAATATCATTTTGTTTCCACGCGGCTTATAAATGATTTCCATTGGACTTTCTTTAAAACGAAATAAATGCTCTACACCTAGTATTTCTATAGCTTCTTTTATTTGCTCATAGCAAGATTCCCTTATTGTATCCTTTACTTTACGTATGCAAAGCACTGTAATAGGAAACTGAATAAGATCCATAACAATACAAATGGATATATCAGTAGATTTACCCGAACCACGCCCGCCTTTACAAACGATTTTTAATATCGATTCACATTTACGAGCTAACCAAACTTGATGAAATGCCGGTGGCAGTATTTCACCGATTTGCTTTTTAGACATTTAAATCACCACTGACATTATCTACAATGACAACTGGATCAATATTGTTATCATCATTATTAGTATTAGATTTAATTTTGTCGATTTGAACCTGGATAAATTCAAGTTTGGCACGTCGCTCATCATCTATATTTGCTAATCTGTCAAAATCTCTAATAAGAGCAGACAAAGTAGAAAGGGCCTTAGATTGAGCATTTAAGAAACTCGCTTGTTTATCCCAAGCAAATTGAATTTCCCACTCTTCTTCAAATCCGCTTTCACTAAGTTTTTTCTTTCTTAGTTCCTTTGTCATGTCCTCTTTATTATTAACGAACATAATACGTTGAGCATGAATGATTTGAGCGTGCTGCAACATTATACCTTCCCATAGAATCGATAAAGGATCATTGTTAATCGCTTCCTCTAGCTCTTCTTTCAAATCATATAATTCTTTTGGTAAATACTTTCTATATAAACCATGAGTAGCAGCATTACCATTACGTAGTGGAGCAGAACCTCCGGGATTACCGATAGCATTTTTATTGCCCTTTTTAGCTCCACCACGATTGTTTACAGCATTCCTATTACCTTTGGGTGCTCCTGGTTTCTTTTTGGAGTACTCCGTATCTTTCTTTGGAGTACTCCGTTCATTTTTATGGAGTACTCCATTTAATTTGTCTATCCATTCATCTTTGGATTTCCATCCTCCAACCGTTTTTTCGCTTACAGTTTTTTCGGATGTAGACAACAATTCAGCAATTTTTCGATTCGTAATATCACCGTTATGTTCTTTAAATATTTCATACGCTTTGTTGCGGTCTGGACTTCGTTGTCTGGCCATAATTACATAACACCTGCCCCCTTATCCAATTGTTTGTACTTCCGTCTCTAAACACTCAATGCATATATAAGCATTATCCGTATTTGCTTCGCGGATATATGTTTTATCAAAATGAGTAATAGTTAATGGCATTTTTAATGTCCACATGCAGGGTTCATTACAAACAGAACATGTAGGAACTTTTATATTTCCTTCCATTTACACCACCTCAAAAGAATCATATTTTTAAAAATCCATAACGAAATTTGTTGTATGCACGGGAAATGAATAGATATTCAAATTCACTACCGATAAGGTTACTTATGTAAACAAGACTTTCGGGAAATATGCCGTCATATCAACGTTTGTGGCAATTTCATGAACTTCCACTTACAACATGTTTTATACATCGTTGATTTTACGCTGTTATTCCCCTAAAACCTCCGCTTTCCCTTGTATAAACTTCACTTAGTTAACTATCTCTATTTTTATCGAAATTTACGTAACAAAATATATGATGTGTTACATTAGATGGTTTTTAAATCACCTTTACAATATTTGGTTTGTGTTGAGTTTGTTTTGTTAGAACAAGGTAAATCTATCAATTCTATTAAATCCATCAATTTAACTATTACATATTAATATTCAACTCATATACTGTAGTAGTTTACTAGAAGGGAGGCGTAACCATGGAAAGTTGCGTTGTGTTTGTAAATGGCCAACCTTTTTTAGTTCTTACAGTAGCTGGTATCGAGATTGCTAGATTAGAGATTTCTCTTCAAGTAGCATTAGCTCTAAGAGTGCTTGGAATACCGATTTGTGATTAATTAGCATATCAAAAGAAAAAGAGGGATTCAGCCCTCTTTTTTTATTTTTCTTATCTTTCATTTGCACCAATTTGATTCATCATTGACCCATTAACGTTTAGGGCATTTACAACCATCACGTATCGTATGAGAGCCTCTTCAAATCCACAACTTCTATTCAAGCACCATTTCTTTAATAGTATTTTCAAAGTACAATCTCCTCCAAAATAAAAAGAACCTGAATGGATGCTCTGATATCAATTATTTATTTGTACTTTAATTACGGTAAATGAAGTTTTACCCTTCTTCCAATCACCTAATGTTGCTGCAACAATCTTTTTATGCATTATTAAGTAACTGAAAGAAGAGCAAAAGCTCTCCTTAATAACGGTATCATTCAATCACTACCATCTGCTGGTTTCGGATTTTATGCGCCGTCATTACGAACCGTTTAGAATTTTAGAAAAAACATAGTGAGTAGTGTTTTCCGCCACCTCTCACAATACAAATATAACATGCTAATTCCAAAACAACCGGCACACTTACTGCCAAATAACGGTCACGATTCTGCCATTTATTTTAATTCGCTAATAACCTTTATTTTCCTAGATTACCTCACTGCAACAGCTACACTGAATAAATTGAACTTTCTTTCAATAACTATGCTTGATCGGATTGTAGAACATGTAATGGAGGCGGAATAATCCAACCTTTTTTCTTATTCAGACGAAGTAATATAGCTCCAGCTTGTGCTTTTTTCATATGAAATTGACCAAACATCATTCCAACATCTTCTCGAAGAGATTGTCCCATAGCTTGACTACATGCTACTAAGCCAGCAGCAAGATCCATAGAAACTTTAGCTGCAATTTCTGCATCATTAATACGAGCACCAGGAGGAATCGTTTCAATAGATGCGACTGGTCTTTCTGGAGGTGCTGGTGGTAATGCAACACCATTCAATTTCAAGATATTTTTTAATTCTTCAACTTCTGATTGGATATCATTCTCTACAAGGTTCTCTAAAAATTTCTTTAAATCCTCGTCCCCTGTATGGTTAATAAGAACTTGATATCCAGCAATCGCGCCTTGTGCCGCTGCAAGATAACTCCAAATTCCAAAGACTTCTCCGTAATGCATTGGTTCATTTTGTGGATTTCCACTTAAAATACCCATAAAAATATTCCTCCTTAAAGAAATTAGACTTTTAACAACAATGCTTACTATAGAAAAAATTTTCCCAACCATGTTCTTGATTAAAGAAAATAAGTTCTTATTACTCATAAGGAACACCTTACCCAAATATAGTAATTACCTCTCATAGAATGTACCGTTACCCAAAATTTATGCTTATAAAGAATAAATACATTTCAATTAACTTAATCCATTATTATTAAGTACTTTTAATAATAAAAATTAAAGATATTTATCATAATTTGAATTCAAATGGTTTTATATATTTTTAACCGAATATTGTCTAAAGGAACTGGAGACATTACTAAATGCGAAAGGAGGGAAAACCATGAAGAAAAAACTTTCATCTATTTTAGGTGCCCTATTACTAACTATTACGTTTTTTGGTACAAGCGTCCATGCTGAATACGATGGATATAATACGAATAGAGCTAACAATAATAATATTACAAATCGAGCTAATGACTATAACACGACTAGAGTTAATGACTATAACATGAATAGAGTTAATAATGATGTGAGAACTCGAAATGTAAATACGACAAATGATTTAAATGATAATCGTAATAAAAATAATAATTGGGCTTGGCTTGGTTTATTGGGACTAGTAGGATTATTTGGTCTTAGAAAAAAAGACAATAATCCAGAAAGACGTTAATGTAGAACATTGTATTTAATTTTAAAAGATATTTATTTATCAAAAAAAATGCAAAATGAATCGCCTTTAATAAGGCGATTTTTTATTTTTTTAAATCAATAACAATCACAAAAAACAGATGCAATTAATCGGAAACAATGAATTTCTTAACTTAAAAGTAATAGAGCATTACATCTGTTTGACGAACTACGCTCCTTTTTTATGCCTTCTCTTCACTTACCCATATCTTATATTGTGTGTAACTGCCCCCTTCGCTGAAACCCTTGGTATCATTGATTTCATTTAACTTTCTCTTTTGAGTTACACAGTACGAAAATTATGAGTAACTGTATAGGGATACCACCAGCATTTTGCAAAACAACCTACACTATGAGGAAGTTAAATTTTATCAATTTTTCCTTCTTTGAGTACCTGTATTAATTTTTATAACTTGTTTTTTTAAGTAAGAAAAAACCTTTAGGTTCCCATAAAGGCAATTATGTCCAAACTAACTAATTACTTTTCTATATAGTATTAAAAAAGGAGGTGAGAAAATGAGTAATAATGAGCATAAATCTTTAAGTAAAAATAAAGTAAAAATAGAATCGGCACATCAAGAGTGTATTGACCGTGCTTATCGTATTCCCATATTTTTAAGTACGACAACTCATTTAAATGACAACCAACAAAGATTTCTAAACCGTCTAATTTTAGAAATTGAGTATGCTTTGCTTTTTCCACGTACATTGCCTTTAAGTGAAAGTTATCCCGAATCCATTTTAACTGATATTCGTCGTCTAGTTTCATCAAGCTATGGAATGTTAGCAGTAAACCTTCGTCGTTTTAAAATTCAAACAGTTGACGTCAATGTAGGACCTCTTCCACCACCAACTCCATTCTGGGTAGGATCAGTTTATTCACAAGTAGAACCTTCAATGGCTTTTCAATTTGGTCTACCCTTATTATTAGTAAGGGAAGAAGATACTGACGTAAATAATGGAATTTGGGCAGGAGGAATTGCCCCACTTAACCTATTTATAGTTTGGCATTCTGAAACTCAAACTGTAGACCAATTCTTTAACACTCCTGAATGGAGATCAGCTTTTGCAAATTGGAGTGCACAAGTAAGAAATGCTTTTTATATTCAGACAGAACCTAAGTTCAAGTACAGTTGCGAATGATAAATTGGCCCTTTAGTTTTCTAAGGAACACATGAATATTCTATACAAAACTAGTTAATATAACGTCCTATTATCGGTAGCAAGGAAAAAGTGGCCCCTTACTCTGACAAGGGAACCTACTCTTGGTGCGGGTTTTCGGGTTCTCGTTTGTTACTGGATTAGTCGAAAACTGTATAAATTTTTGTATGCTCTTTGCGTGGGGGGTTTCAAAAATGCTGGCGATACCCCTAGATTTAAAAAGAAAAAAGCAATGATTAGATTTTAAACCTAGTCATTGCTTTATCCATTGCATCTTGATTTACACCTATATAACGTAATGTGACCTTCTCTGACGAGTGATTGAATATCTCCATGAGTAAAGCTATGTTTTTCGTTTGCATGTACATATGATACCCGTACGTCTTTCTCAGTGTATGTGTGCCTATTTCATCTAATCCGAATTCTGCTGCGGCTATACTTAATATCTTATATGCCATGCTGCGACCGATAGGACGATTCTTCCCTTGTCTACTTTGTAATAAATACTCATTATCTTCTCTTTCTTCAATGAACCATTTAAGTTCTCTTTTTAATGCTGCAGTAATTTGAATACGTTTTTGTTTTCCTGTTTTCTTTTCCCTCATAGAGATATGGCTGCCTTTGACATCACCTACTTTTAATTTCAAAATATCTGATATTCTAAGACCTGTATTAATACCCATAATGAAGAGAATGTAATTACGTAAGCTCTTTTCCTTAAAATACTCTTTTAGCTGCTGTATTTCTTCTGGATCACGTATTGGCTGAACAAAATTCATTATTCATTACCTCCAGTCTCTTCTGTCTCGTAAACTTCTAATCCAAGTGCAAAAGCAAGCTTATAAAAAGCTTTAGACTTCCAACGTCGATAAGTACGCTCTGACATTCCGATTTCGTTATAGACCATGTAATCACATACATCCTCTTCTTCTAAATAACGTTTATAAATAATATCCCTTTGAATACTTCCAGCACGTCCGTTTCCTAATCGAGTTAGAAACTGATCAATACGTACTGACATTCTCTCAAGCCACTCTTCTCGTTTACTTTGTTGAATATTCGCTATAGCAACATCTTCTAACGGTTTTCCGACTGCATGTGTAGGACCATGCTCACGTATTTCATAAGAAGGAGTGACCTTCATTTCTTTACGCATCATCCCGAATTGTCTATGTATACGTATACTTTCCAACACGCCTTCTAATTCCTCTTGGGTTGCCGTTCTATCGATTTTTGGTAAGAAAGATAATTGTTTAGTCATGTAAGACCACTCCTTTTTATTTTTTAATTATTTTTGTCTTAAAGCTCCACGTCTCAGCTCATAACAAGGTCTATGCATCCCCATTAAATCCTCAATTTCACGAGTGCTAAATTTCTCTTTTCGTTTTTTCTTATTTTTCTTTTTTGATTGGTTCGATTGCTTTTTCCATTCACGTAATTGATCTTTTAATACCTTCATTCCCCACATCCCCTTTTTTAAAATAAAAAGGACACCTATTCTTAAAACAGCTTTAATTACTGCTTTAATGAATTGGTGTCCTCTAGTTTTCTAGCCGGACTATATTCTGTTTGCTTTCACTTTAAAAGAATTATTGTTTTAACCGTTCTATTAAATTACTCTATTCATCATTCCCTTCCAATTCCTCACTCTCTTCACGTATTTGTCCAATTAATGAAATTACAGAACCAACCGCTTGAACCCAACTTCCTATAATATCTATTAGCTTCCCTTCTTCATTTTCAGTAGTTTCGTTGTTTACCTGAGTGTTTGTATCTTTCTCCACATCATTTACTTTACCTTCTTTATTAGACTGTCACTCCTACTACAGCATTTTCATATGTTATTGTGTAGCCGCATCTTTTCGGTTGTAAGCTCATTCATTTTATTTCTTAAAAACCTTCATGAAGTATCCTGCACTACACACTCCGAGGAAAAGCGCTGTTCGAAGGCGCTCTTTTTTATCCTAATAATATTCACGATTTTGTACATACTACTCATAAGCTGCTTTCTTAACAGTGTTTGCAGCCCGGAACCTTTTTTAGGAAAAGGGGCAGTTAGCTTTTGCTAGCTGCTCCTTTTGATTTGCATCCCAACCATGAATGCAGTAGTTATATAAACTTCCATCAATATGCTCTGTACGTCCGTTGTATGTAACTTTTGTCCCACAAACTTCATTAACTTCTCGGACACTGCTTCTTGCTGTAAAAACATCATCTTAGTTTGCGAGGTAAATATAGAAGTGCCCTAATCCTGTATTACGGACCATCGCTTTTCCTTTGCAATCTTTCTTCAATTTACTTCTTAATGTTTCAATGTACATCTATTTCACCACTTTTCTACAAAATGAAATTTTTATATACATAAATACCTGACTAAATACCTAAAATAATTAAAAATTTAGGTGGTATTCAATGAAAACAGCACTCACGATCCTTAAATATTTATTAATTACACTAGGAATTACTTGCTTAATTATTTTAGGTTACATATGGTATTTTCCACATTAATTCAAATAGCGTTTTGTTCAAATTAACGACCATAAAGTCGAACATATTTACCAGTATTTTTACCAATAAATTCATGATTACCTTAAATTTTTTTCGCCTTTTAATTGGACAGGCATATGATGTTTTATGGAGGCATCCACTTATAGCAATCTACCTTTCTTGTCAAAGGGCATACTTATATGTGTGCTCTTTTTGTTTGTTATGAAGAAACGCTTTTGTTCACATTTCTGATACATTTATGAAACTTCATGTGTTATCTTTAATAAGTTCTTTAACTACAGAAAGATTTATTATGTAAAAAGTCCTAATCCCCTCTAGGGCTTTTTACATTGAAATAACGATTTTATAATTCATCAACATCTTCATGCCCGCGTAATACATCTGTAAACATTACTGAATTTCTTGCTTTTCTCATTTCCCATGTGACACAACCTTTTATTGAGCGCTAGGATCAATCCTAGCCTTTTTTACGCAAGATAAAGATTTTATTTAAACTCGCACCTACACCAAAAACATACATACAATATTATGGGTATTCTTTTTCAATATTAGTTTTGGTCAGAGCGTCTTTCTCTCAAGGCGCTCTTTATTCTTTAATGACAGGCTCCATAACTCCAAGTAAGGCATACAATATTCAAAATTCACTCGTAAAAATCTGATTACGATTTTCTGAATTTTTTATATTTCATGAGACATTCACATACCTTACTAAGGGTGCATATAAAAATGCGCTCTTTTTGGTATGGAATGTGAAATAAAGGCTTGCTCTTAAAACCTTTTATATAATTATTGTGGGGCGGGTTCCTTACACCAGTGTGTCTGTTTACTCATAAGTTGTTAAAGTATAAATATAAATTGTTAGTTAATTTATAAGGGAGGTGTAAAAATGAGTAAATTTAAAAAGAATTGTCACATACCCTTTCCATGTGCCTTTCCTTTACCTCAAATCGGGTCTACTGGATTAACTGGTGCTACTGGACCTTCGGGACCTACTGGAGCTACCGGACCTTCAGGTGGACCTCGGGGACCTACCGGGCCTACTGGAATTCAAGGTAGCCTGGGACCTACTGGGCCTCAAGGTATTTCTGGACCTCAAGGGATTCCTGGGATTTCTGGATCTATTGGTCCAACTGGACCTTCTGGAATCCAAGGTATCCAAGGTATCCAAGGCATTCCTGGCATTCAAGGTCCTATTGGACCCACTGGAATAACAGGGGTCACTGGAATTCAAGGGATTCCTGGCATTCAAGGGATTCAAGGGATTCAAGGGATTCAAGGGATTCCTGGTCCGACCGGCCCTCAAGGGATTCCTGGCATTCCTGGTTCTGTAGGTCCAACTGGACCTTCTGGAGCTGTTGGACCTACCGGCCCTTCCGGGGGACCGCCAGGACCAACGGGCCCGACTGGACCTTCTGGGGGACCACCAGGACCAACCGGAGTGACTGGCCCCACTGGACCTTCTGGGTCACCAGGACCAACCGGACTTCAAGGTATTCAAGGTATCCAAGGCATTCCTGGCCCCACTGGACCTCAAGGAAGTCAAGGGATTCAGGGGATTCAAGGTAATCCGGGGCCTATTGGTCCTATTGGACCTACTGGAATAACTGGGGCGACTGGAATTCAGGGTATCCAAGGTATTCAAGGTAATCCGGGACTTATTGGACCTATCGGCCCGACTGGCCCAACTGGGCTTCAAGGTATCCAAGGCATCCAAGGCATTCCTGGGCCTACTGGATTACCAGGAACCGCTGGAGCTACCGGATCTACTGGACCTACCGGACTTACAGTATCTGGGTTATCTCATTATGCTTATGTTTTCAATACAGCAGCTCAAGTTGTTGCCTTAGAAGCACCTATTCTTTTTAATTCACATGGTAGAATGACATCTGGTTTTACTCATACACTGGGAACTTCTCAATTAATGGTTCTTAATGCAGGAGATTATAAAATTTCTTTTTCTGTATCAGGAGTTGAGCCTAATCAATTCACACTTTTTTTAAATGGTGCTCCGGTTACCAGCGCAGTTTATGGATCAGGTGCAGGAACTCAACCAAACAACGGCCAAACAATCCTCGCTTTAGCTGCAGGTGATATTATTACCCTTAATAATCATACTTCCGCTGCTGCAGTTACTTTGCAAACTTTAGCAGGTGGAACACAAACAAATATAAATGCTTCGATTGTAATTGAAAAGTTAAATTAATTATTTCTTGAAGCTCTGGCATTCAATAATCTAGAGGGGATTCTTTTTTCAACAAGTAGTTAGCATTAGCGATTCATTGTCACATTACGATGAAATGGTCATATATTATTTCGAAGCAAGAAACCCTAATCTACTTTTCAACATTTCACTTTTTCCCTAAAGAGCACCGTAAGTAAGTGCTCTTTTCTCATGGAATAAAAACTTGTCGCATTTATACCTGACAAGTATACGTTATTGTATGGAGACTCTCCACTCATGGAAATCTACCTTTCTTGTCTCTGAGCACGCTTATATGTGTGCTCTTTTTCGCTTGTTATGAAATAAAGATTTTGTTTAGAATTTGCACATACGTTAAAAATACACATAGGATATATTGTTACCACTTTTCGATATGAGCCTTGGTCAAAGAGTGCTTTCCCGGGCGCTCTTTTTATGTTTAAATAAAGATTTTGTTTTACTTTTGCTAGCTACCCTTCCCTTGTATAAATGCACCTTTTTTTACATACCATATTAAAATCCAAATAATTCTCTTTTAGGACGGTACTAATTTGAACAAGACATTAAAATACATTTTAATCTTCTTTTGTGCGATGTATTATATTGTAATTATTGGCTGTATTGTCTATCTAAACTTTGTTTAAGAGCATTTTATTCCTCCAAGCAAGAAATCAATCTAAGAACGAACATAAGCATTTATAATTAGGCATAAGGAGCGCTCCACAAGGCGTTCTTTAGCTTTAAAATAAGAATTTTATAAAAAAATGCTCACTTTCAATTCCTCTATTTCCGTCATTTTGATTCTACCTTCCCCCTTATAACAAGATGAGCTCCTTTGTTAACCCTATAAAAAACAACCTAAATATGGTAAAATTTAAATAAGGTAGGTGAATATAATGAGTGGATTTGTAGTTTGCACACTTGTTAGTCTAATCATTGTAATAATGGGTTATCTGATTCATATTAAAAAACAATTATTTCTTATTGCTGGATACCAAGATGCTAATTTTATTGGTGATAAAAATAAACTAGCTAAATTACTCGGCATATTTGCTTACATAGTAGGAATTGCTACTTTTTTACTACCTTTCGGACTTGAATTTTTCGGCGGCATAAGTGGCAAAATCTATGCAAACTGTGTTGTTGCAGGCACAGTTTTTGTTTTGGTTAGAGAACAAATGATTAATAAACCTTTTTAAAAAGAGTCTTAATACGGCTCTTTTTTTATTGATAAAACTAATTCAAATAACTATTTTGTTATAAAGTAACTGCTTCTGCTGCCGGTTTGCTTTTCTCTAATTGTTCAATTGCCATTTGCAATCCTAACCAGTAACCAATTAAACGACGTGGCAACCTTTTACCGAAATTCCAAATGTCTTCCAACGTGTCAGAATCTAAGGAGCTGCTATGATAAACGTCACTTAACCAAAAATGGTAACCTTCCATAGATGAACTCTCATCAATTGCTGAAATAATACGATCATATACTTCCTGTCCGTCTTCTCTTGTTTCGTTTATATCGTAGTCCTTCCAATATTCATCAAGTTCCCTTTTTGCCTTTTCTTCATCAAAATTCCAACGTTCTTCACAAAAAGCCGTTAACTTTTCAGTAAAATACCCTAAATTGAATCCTTTAATATTTTCTAATGTTGCTGGACATGTAAGGTTATACACCGCTTCGCCAATATCCCCTGAAATAAATACGTTATATCCTGCAAGAACAAATTTAGTACGATACATATTTGTTCCAGGCTTGCCCCAATAAACAACCTGTAACCCTTCTTCACCTTGAATTTCAGCTACATGATCTACAAACCAATTCTCTCTAATATCTTTAGTTGCTTTTTCAACGTATTCCATTTTTCATTTCCCCCTCTTTGTATTCAAATAACGCTTTTGTAATAAATTCTCTTAATAAAATCCTCTTGTTACAATTATCCCTTCAATTAAAATTACTTCCTATGAGCCGTGCCCCCTTAATAAAAACAAGCATCTAATAAGGTGAAGTATTTTTATATTTCGATAAGTATTATTTAACAAATGAAAGGATGTTGTATATGTGTTGTTGTACAGACCCTCAGTTTGTCTCTATTTCTACATGCAATTCTTTCACGACAACAGGAGGTGATGTAGTTGGTGGAGCTACAGTATTTAACAATACTGGAGGTCCAGTTCTTTCCGGCTATGTCACTCTTACTAATAACCCTGCAAGTGGTGCAATTACTGCCTTTTTAGCGAACAATGGTACAAATATTATTGGCCCAATAACTCCAGGTAATAGCCAAACTGTTTTTGTGTCAAACATAGGAACATTGGTTGCTTTTTCTGGCACCGCTGGTCAACCTGTTAGTGGTAGAGTTTGTGTTGAAGCTGCACGTCAAGTAGCATAGATTGTCAGAAAAAGATATTAATTCATTTTGGATTTAATATCTTTTTCTTAATTTATATACAACGCTTATACTATTGAAATGAGGCATTATATTATGAAAAAAAATTCTTTGGATTTTAAATATCTATTTCCAATACCCTGTGCTTTTCCAATACCAACCTGTGATTCATTACCAATACCAAAAGAAAAACAAAAACTTGTATGTAATGAAATTTGTGGTAACTTTCTACTTAATGACAACCCTACCTTTCTAGAAGTTTGGGAAAAGAGAATAGAACAACCTATTACTGCTACTGTCACAGTCTTTAACAGTTTACAAGGTTCACTAATTGAAGTTAGCGTACAACAAAGCATGAGTAAGTCCATCCTTTTCATAGTCCCTCCTGGAAATTCAATTTCCAAAACAATTGAAGATACACAATCAGTTACTATTCGTCTCTTAGAACCTGGCAGTGCAAGCGGAAAATTCTGTTTAGATATACATTTCGCTATAAAGTCCCTATAAATATTGAAGGGGCTTATACATACTCTCAAAACCTCTTCCTTTTTTATAATAAAATTCAAATTTGATTAAAGTAACTGTGTTTTTCGTTCTTCCATACGAATTACTTTTCCACTTTGATATACAAATGATTGTTCACCAAATCCACCTTGGGGTGGTTCTATTAGTTGGACCTGACCATTTTTAACAACATATATTCCGTTTATTTTCAAATCTATTTCAGCTGTCATTTCTTCAAGTTTTTCTTTAATAATTCCCACTAAGACCACTCCCGTATGTTATGATTATTTTGTCGAAGCAAGTCGGGAGTAATCTCGACTTTTTTATTTTGTTATAGATATTCCACAACATTATCGGGAATAAATGATTGTTCTAATGATAAATAAAGTCGTATTGAAATCGGTTCTTTATTATCTCTCGCAGACTTGCAAAGCTCCACCGCTTCTTCCCAATCGAACTGCTTATCTTCCACTCGCTTAAATCTCCAAATTCCAATTGTATATTCCTCAAATAATTCATACTGATCATTTGGCGCTGTTGTTGGTTTTAATTCATCAGTAGCTCTTACTTGCTTTGGTACTTGAACAGCTACATCCGTAAAACGAACTTTAGAATTTAATCGATGAATGTGTGCTTTCTCAGTATCGAATGCTACTACAGGCTCAACATCAAATATTGTTAACTGCTTTGGCATTACAATCCTCCTAAGCCTCTTTTTTATATTTAGATAACACTTGTTCTAAACGTTTCCGTTCAGCTTCTAATTCGATTTCACTATGCTCTACTGACTGAGAATGTGTTTCCGTATCTTGAGTATGTAACCAATCAGGAACAATTTCTTTTCGAGCATTACTACTCCCACCACGAGACTGGTATTTCTTACGGAATTGAGTTTGTGCAGCTTCAACATCAGTAATACTCTTATACCCCTTAGCATGCCAATCTCTTAAAATACCTTGTACATAAGACATATTAGGTGCATTCTTTTCTAAAGCTATTTTCATTGCTTTAATAACAAGCTGTGCATTCAAATCTTCAATCCACGCATTAATCCCTTGAGCCACAAATGGTTTAAGAACTCCAAAGTTTTGCTCATAAAATGCTATTGGATTTTCTTCTGCAACTTTTTTATCTCTTGAGCAGCTTGCTGCTTCTTTTTTTGTTTTTGTTTCTTCTTTTTCTTTTGTTTCTGTTTTTGTTTCTTCTTTTTCCTTGATAGGGTCTTCGAAGCCCCTTATAAGCCACTCAAAACGAGCTTGGAAGTATTCCTTAATACGAGGAATTTTAAAATCTTGCTGCTGTTCTAAATCTAAACATGTCTCATAAAAATCAATTAAAAAATCTTCACACTTAATATTCTGGATTTCTTTTAACACACACTTTTCAATATTCATATTTGTAATAGCATTGAATTTAAGCCAATTAATCAACATAATTTCTTTCGTCTTTTTGTTGTAATGAATTTTCCCGTAATCAGCAAACCGCTCTAGCAGCTTCTCAACCGTTTCACGGTTATACCCTGTATCCATTTCTATCACTCGTAATGGAAGCTCATAGATACCACTCTGAGAAGTTTTGCTATTAGTCATTAAGTATAAGTAGAAGTATTTCTCCTCCGGTGTAAGATCTAAAACGAAAGCATCTTGCCAATATGAAACTTGAACAGGTCTATAAACTGCCATATTATTCATCCTCCATTGTTTTACTTGATTTGCTTTGATATACTTAATCCAATTCAATTTTTAGAAAAACTCTCTATAAGAGTCTAAAATCTATCACTCTGCAAAGTGATAGATTTTTTAATTTCTTCGACTAACTACTGATGCATTGATCCCCTGCCCTTGAAGACTTTTAACAACTACACGATAATTCTTTGATACATCGTGATCCTCTTTTTCATTACGAAGGCTCTTGAATTCTTTTACGCATCTATTTAATTCTTTCTCCCAATGATTTGCTTCATCTAATGAACCAGCATTGAACATGTTATGAATACATGTCACCATGCAGTTATGTAATTCATTTGCAAAAGCAAAATCACCTGGTAGAACTAAGTCGAACAGACGATTACATTCTACTTTCATAATTTGCTCCCCATTTTTAATAATTTGATACTGTACGCATCGTTATGACCAGAATGTAATGTATATTAAGCGGTTTGAGTTAACAAATCTTTCTGGTCATAACGACAAGCACAACAGCTTGTCGCACTAAATTGTTATATGCTATAATTAATCTACTGTCATGATTGGCTATCGCAGGCTACGCGGTGGCCTTTCCTTTTTTCTTTTTGTTTTTCAAAACAAATGCTGCTTCTATAATTCGAATTCTTATCTCCATTAATTTCTTCTCTTGTTTTAAATCCCTAGCTTTCATATAGTCTCCACAAACTGCTGCAATTCGAATATCACCATATAAATTGGCTTCCTTACGAATTAGCGTTTTATATTGATTTAAAGTTGGACTTGCATAATCAATCGTCATAACTTAAACCTCCCCAATAAAATAATTAAATTAAGCTTTTATATACTTCCTAGCTCGTAATGATACTTTCCAGTACTTAAAGACGTCTTTCATTGAAATACCATATTGATCACAGAGGACCGCTACGAGGCTCATCATTGAACCTGTAGCATCCAAGGTTTCATGCATTACCTTTTTCAAATCCTCTTTCTCTCTTTCGGACCAAGTTTGTGAAGGCTTAGACCAACATACTGTATCAAGTTGTTCCAAAGCTTTGTTTGTCTCTTGATAAACCATGTATCTCAGACTTGTAGGATGATGATCTATGTGCTCTCCATTGAAGAACGGGATACTTACATCCCCTGTTGCCTCACTCCACATCTTAAAAAACAGCTGCGGATCATTAATTCCTTCAGTAATGCATTTTCGCAAATCTTCTGGTAAGCGTCGTTGTTCAGTTTCATATTTTGCTAGTGACTCACGACTCACGGGGATTTCTAAGGAGAGTTGTTCTTGGGTGATTCCCTTTCGTTTTCGTGCCATAGCAACTTCTTTTCCTATGGACATCGTTTACTTCCCCCATTCGTACCTAAAGCAATATTTATTTGTGACAACTTACTATGGTAATGTACTATTAGACGGATTCTTTAAATGGATTGTAATACTCAGTATTGTTTTCTACCCATTCAGTGTGATTTTCAACCCACTTAAAAAGAAGATGTGTAGGAATAAGAACTCCTGCTTCACGACATACTGGAAAATCAGAACGGTTTAATAACTCAGATGCTTTAGTACGTTTAATATGTAATAGTTCCATTAATTCTGTAATAGTTAAAAATGGTGGTAATTCTTTCATTGGCTGAAGATGCTCAGTTGCTTTTTGAACTTCTTCTCGGATGATCTTGCGAAAAGAATCCATATCAAAGTTAAACATTGTTTACACACCTTTCTTATCAATAATTTCGTAAACTATAGTTTACAAAAACCTAAAAGATAGCTTCTACATTAGTTCCTAACGTTTTAGCTATCTTTATGGCCAGTTTAACATTAGGTTGTTTTTTATTATTTTCTATTTCAGAAATATAAGTGCGAGATGAACCCACATTTGCAGCTAACTGTTCTTGAGATATTAGTTTTTCTTTCCTCAATATAGCTAATTTATTCATATACTTCCCCCTTCCTTTTGTATTCATTTGATTACAAATCATATTGTAAACTATGGTTTACTTTAGTGTCAACAATGTTTTACGTATTTTTTTTCTATTTTCGTTTCTTTTTGTTAATTATTGTTTACAATTATGTTAGGAGGATGAAATATGAAAAACACTCTTGGTGAAATTATTAAAGATTATCGTTTAAAAAACAAATTCTCCTTGCGAGATTTTGCTCAAAAATGCGATGTGAGCCATACATACATAGATAAACTTGAAAAGGGTATTGATTCTAGAAATGGCAAACCTGTAGAACCAACACTATTAGTAATCGAAAAAATATCTAAAGCTATGGGTAAAAAGACTGAAACTCTTTTAGAAGAAATAGGATTCATTAACGGCGGTGAAACTGAGGAAACGAATATAATTGATGATCCAGAATTGGGTTTATGGTTTAAAGATATTAAAAGCGCTTCTCCTGAAAAAAGGGAGGAATTAAAACGTTTTTGGGAATTCATGATGCAAAATGAGAAAAAAAAATCCCGCCAAAATAATGAATAA